TGTCGATCATGTAATTCACTTCCAAGTAATCATTCGCTGCTACGGTAAATATCTGCGTGCGTGACGTGACCAGTGTAGCGTTGTTCTGGTGTAGCGCGGTTGTCATCGCGCTGTTAGCCACGTCTGTTCCGTTGACGCTCGGCCAGAAGTAGAAGTGAACCGTGCTGGCTGACGTTGATGATATTTGCGCCGAAAACGATATGACGTATTCGCCCGCCTCCTCAAACACGATGCGCGACGCTGGCGTGCCTTGCGTGATGCCGTCGTTTCCGACCGGCGCGTCATATGTCAGCTTGTATGCCGTGTTGGCGACCGCTGGCACGACGTCAGCCGTTTTCATAAAGTCAGCGTGTCCATCTTCCAGCACAATCTGCCTAAACTCGCCATTTTTTGACACAACAGGGTAGCCGTTTACGTTATCCCATAAAATGACGCCATTCTCAGACGGGTTGTCTGTTGATGTTTTAAACCCAAGCTTTGCTAGGTTTTGCTGCAAGTATATTGTTAGCTGACGCCCCCACTGACGCAAGTCTGGGCCAATAGGGGGTAATACTGGAACCGGCATTACCTACGGCCCCCAGCCTTCATATCAATTCGCATATTGCCGACCCTAAAGTCAGACAAGATCGCTCCATCAACCCGCATACGAACCTGCCGACCAGTAAATCTTACTGACGTTGGGTTTGCAGTTGTGAATGGCCCATGACTTGTTTCAGCGCCATTTGGGTAAAGCCGTGTCTTAAACGTGACGTTGACATCGCCTTGTGTTTTTTCATCGGGAATAAGCTCAGTAACACGCGCAACCTGATCTCCTGCGCCTATAGATATTGGCCCGCTTTCGGCAAAGATAGATGAGCTGTCTACGTTAAGGCCCACTTCATGCTCATATATATCACTGTCTGCGTTGTGACCCGCCATGAACGGATAACGGAAAACGCCGCGTTGAACGCCAGAGGTGCGAGACAGGTTTCCAATTAGCCAATGGCCCTCTTTGTAGTCGTAAGCAACGTAGCGGTCTATTTCAGTCGAATTTTCGCTGCAATAAAACCACCAAACTTCACCATACTGACCATTCGCAAATGACCAGACTTTAGATTGTTGCGCTGGGTTAAAGTCGCCAAACACATAATCAAACACATCGCAGGGTATTTCCTGAACGCTATTTCCGTCAAACCTAAAGAAACCGCGTTGGCCCATCCAGAACACACCCATATCAACGTCAGATGCAGCCTTGCGGGATATGGCCCCACATGATGTGCCGACACGCTCAAAGCCATACACATAAGGCGGCCCAAGGTATCGCGCTGTGTGGGCTGATGTATCCGTCAGGATAAGCGTTTGGCCTCGCGTTCTGATCCCCTGCATGATCTGCCCACTATCGGCAAGCTCAATATCACCGGCCTCGTTTGTAGCCGCTGGCGTCCATACCGTGTTGTTTTCACGATCACACCAAGAAATTTTGCGCGGGTTGTTGCCGCTACCCAAGGCAAAGATAAAACGCTCTTCTGTTACAACTAAGCCAAGATTACCCGTAGGGGCATTTGCAATCGGCGCTGCCTTAACTGCTGGGTTTAATTGCCACTCAAGCAAGCGCCCGTCATCTTTGTTGGCAGCAACAAGATATTCGCCCCAGTTGTCTATATTCCATTGCGTGGCTTCCTCTGGCACGGCGTTTGCGTTTTGCTGGATTGGCGTTCCATAGAAGCCATCGCCATAAAATCCGTAACCGTAACCCGTCTCAACTTCTGCGTCCTCACGGCCAGCCGTTAAATCTGTTGGGGCGATGTCATACACAATGCCGCTGCCCGTCATGGCCTTCAGCTCGTTATATGAGCCGCCAGCAAAATACGCAGTGCCGTTATTTGCTTCCCACGTATGCATCCCGCGCACGACATTTGTGCAAAACGATGCTTTACGCTCTTGCCAGCCTCCGATAGGTCTAAGGCTGTTATCACGCCAGCGCACCAAGCTGCCATCACGCCAGCGGCCAGACTGCTCTAAGTCAGTGCCGTTTCGATAAAATCCGGCTGGGATGTCTAAAGGTACGAGTGTCATGTATTTACCTCGTAATAAGTTACAAATATAGCGCCGCCAGATCCTGCGCCAGTAGATCCTGCACCGCTTTCTGAAGCAGAACCGCCTGATCCCGCGCCGTAATTATTGCCAGCATCAGAAGCTCCCGCAGCACCGCTTGAGTGTTGAACCGCAGCGCCGCCTTGGAAAGTTACACTTACGTCAGAACCCCATTCTGAGGGCTTAGTGGGGGCCGCAGTAGTATCGCCCATAGCGTAGCCCGCTGCTGAAACTGTTATTCCATTCTGCCCACCAGAGCCTAAATCTGGGCTACCACCACCTGTAGCGCCACCGCCGTCACCGCCTATAGACAAACCTGGTCCATGACCGCCAGTGTAATTACTTTCTCCACCAGAACCAGAACCACCTTTGGACGCGGGGCAAATACCCCAATGGCTTGTAGTAGTGGTGCTAGAAGCCTCTCCTACAGGAAGAGTAGTCGTTACAGTTGCATCTATCGCGCCCTGCCTACCACCAAAACCCCTTGAGCCACCTGTAGCAGAAATAGTTGTACCAGTGCCATTAGGGTTAAACGAGGTGGTGCCACCGTTTCTCCCTGATATAACCGTTCCTATTCCTCCAGCATAAGATACGCCACTACCGCCAGCACCAATACTAATACTAGCAGAGGTTATAGCATGATCCTGCACAGAGTATCTGCGGAAAGCTGTACCTCCTGCACCCGCGCCTGATGCAACTTTTTCACGCTGACTGTCAGTGGAATGACCGCCGCCAGAACCCCCACCGCCAACAGCATATACGTTATACTGCACACACCCAGACTGTGCAGGTGTCCAAGAAGACCCACTCGCCTTGGTTTCTGTTGTGCCTTTTTTCTTTAATATACGATTTGCGCTTCGATAATTAGAAAACGCTAATGCACTACCTGAAGACGGCAAACTGTCTGGAACAGGATTAGAGCTACCGCTTAAATCACCGCTAAGAGAAACAGAACCAGACTGCCCATAATAATCACGCAACTCGCTCATAGATATTGCGCCGCTTGCGTGACCAAAATTGTCTATCGAGGTTATAGTCATTACGCACTACCAAATGCAGTTACATCATTCTCAACAGTCAACGCACCAGAGCTAGATAGCTTCAGCCTATCCGTTCCCTGATATGCAAATTTCAAATCGCTACCGGACTGAGTAATCGTCCAATCCCCCAAATCAACTGTCGTAACATTTGCAGTTGGAATGTTGGCCGTGCCAGTAAATGTGGGAGAGGCTGTCGGCGCTTTAGCATTTAATTGTGTCTGAATGTTGCTTGTAACGCCGTCCGTATAATTAAGCTCATCCGCTGACGCAGAAATCGCAGTGCCACCGACTTTCCAAGATCCAGCAGTCAAGTCTGGGGTGCTGGCGGTGTTGCCGTTTAGAACGTCAACAACGTCATCAAGCGCCGTGTTGACCGTTGCCCCCCATGTGTTTTCGCTGCCGCCCACGGTAGGTTTGGTTATGCTAATCGTCATTTAATCGCCTCGCGCTTTTTTGCACTATATATCATTTTGCCAGCAAACACTATGCCGCCTCCTGCTCTGTCCAAGCCGGAGCCGTAGACCCCTGCTCAGTCCACGTTTCCGCGCCGACCGCTTGCTCCGTCCACGTTTCTGGCCCTACCGGCTCGACCTGCCACTTAAATCGCGCTGGACCGACAATCGGAGCGCCAGCCGTGATCTCTGCGCCCAGAAGCACATGGTTTGCGGTAGCCGTGCTGTCGCCAACAGTCGGAGCGCCAGCCGTGATTTCTGCTGGGATAAGCAAGTGAATGCTGGTAAGCGTTGACTGGTCAATCGTTGGAGCGCCCGCAGCTATTCCATCTGCCGTTAAAGCATTGTTTTGCGCAACGACTGGAACGCCTATGACTGGGCTTCCCGTAACGATGTCTACCGGCGCAAGCGCATAATCCTGTACAAGTGCAGCCGTCGCAACGGTTGGAACGCCAGACGTAATATTGCTGGCGGTAAGCGCAAAGTTTTCAACTCCACTGTCTGCCAGCGGCGCAGATGCTAATGGGCTGAATCCAAGCATTGTTTAATCCTTACGGCTTAGTGGGCCAAGTTACGCTATAAGGAAAGCCTGCCTGTGATGTAACGTCACGCAAGGATTGCCTATATGTGGCCCATATTGCTTTATCTACTGGTGCATCAGGTAGCTGCGTCCAATCGCACTCCTGTAGTAATTCGTCTCTTTGGTATCTTATGTTGCTCTCTGCCGTATCTTCAGGCTTATTAACTATAGACCACCTTCTAAACCATGCATCAGAGCTATCTTGATAAAAGTCACCTTCTTCTAAGTACTGCACGTTCTTATCAAAAGAAGGCTTAGTATCTTTGCTGTAGCTATACACATTATATGAAGCTAGAAGCTCACTAGATATAACTTCTGGAAAAGAAACATTAGAGTTGTCTTCCCGTAGCCTTTGCACAGAATATTCACTAGCTACATTGTCTGTTACCTTTAAGTACATTTTATTCCCTCTAACTCGTTCCTAATTCATTTAATGTACCAGAAAAACCCTTACTTATAATCCAAACCTTAGTAAAATCAGGTTTAAAAACTATGTTTCCTACTCTACCAGCTTCAGCTGGGTTAAAACTAGCTACTGCTGATATTGTACTAAGATCATAAGGGGTAGACATACTTTTTTCGTATATATTTCTTCTGTTACTATACCAAAGTCTAGTACCATCACCATTCAAAGCTATGCCAGAAGGAAAATCGTCATCACCAGAGGCATCAAAAGTAGCTGTATGACTTGCAGTGCTAAGATCAAAACCAGTAGATAGTGTCCAGCTTTCTATTGTATCTGATGAAGAACCACAGGTAAAAAGTTTAGTTCCATTAGCGCTAAGGAATGCAGCCTGATTTGCTGTAGAATAAGTAGAGGTACTTAAAGTTTGAGTAGCACTGCCAAAGGTAGATACATCCCAAGATGTAGAAAGACTATGCTTGCTAATTAAGTCATGCTCTATTCTGAATATAGTATTACCATCTGAAGTTATTAAAAAGGTTTGCATTCCATCGCTTAGATCTGCAAACTCTCCGCTTACATAGCTGTGTGTACTTATATCCCAAGCAGTGCTACAGGTATAGGTATATGTCCAACCTGTATCACCCCCACTTGTACCCCTATCATTAATTAACCAAAACTTAGTTCCGTCAGGTTTCCAAACAAGACCATTTGCTTGCCAATCAATTTCAGTAGTATCTATTTGCTGATTTTCTGTCCAATTAGCCATAGCTATTGGCAGGTCAGACCCAGAAGCAGGATTATTTAGTAACTTACGTGACAGCAGCATTAAGAGCCATCTCCAACTAAAGCCCCATATAAAGTCGTTGAGACTTTCCAAAGAACTATAACAGTGTAGCCACTTGTAGCTAAGGTTGGGGCAGAGCCACCGTTATTTACCCAAGTCATGGTAGGCCAAGTGACAGTATAGCCAGCGCCATCATCAATC